CTTATACTTCAGCGCTGTTGAATGTCAATTTTCGCTTGGATTGACAGAATCACATAACCTTTATTGGTTGATTCGCTTCATGCTAAAGCAACGCACTTATCGGCCTAACAGCCAAAAGTTGAAATTGCCGACTGGTCAAGGACTGAAGCGCATCTGTTCCTATCCGACGGATCAAATCTGGACACCAAGAGAACCTCCTCGCGATGATCGAATTCTTCGACACTTAAGAGATTTCGACCCAGAGATGAGATCCAGAATGGACGGGTTACACAGAACGAGCGGAAGTATTGAAGGCCTGAGAAGAGAATTGGGTTTGTACAACACAAAGAGGATGAAACGGAATGAGATGACCCCAGAGAATGAGGAATTCTACAAGCTAGGTTTGGAAGATGCAGAGCGTTTGTTCAGACTTCCACACAAAGTGCCGCTCCGTAAAATCCACTGGTACATGCCCGAGGACACAAATTCAGGTTTTCCTCATTTCGCTCGACGCACTGAAATTCGAGATTCAATCGTCGACGACACTTACAAACTGTTCAATCACATCGCCACAACGAAGAGCAAGAAGTTCAAGGACTACAAAGTTCCTCCCGTTCGTCCGTTTCTAAAGCCAATGGTCGCTCCAAAAGACAAAGTTGTATCAAGAGCAACATGGTGTTATCCTGCTGTTATGTCCTGTTCAGAATCCGTTTTCGGAACTAATCTTTACAAGACAATTCTTGGTTATCGAGATCTATGTGAGTTGCCTATATGCCTTGGACGCGGTATGTTCACAAAAGTGAGTCAGTTCCTGAGAAAAGTGAAGCCTAGTGAGAAATGTTTTATCGGATATTATGTGAAAGGAGACAAGAATGTTCCCAGCTGGAAAATTCGCGATGCGTTTTCAATAGTTGAGAAGATGATTGACTTCGATTATGTAGGAGACGATAAACTTTCTGACAAAGGGAAAGAAGCCTATCTTAGGAACTGGGAGTACATCAAATGGTACTTCATCAACACTCCTTTTGTGTTCGACGACATCCTTTATCGAAAGGAAGGAGGTTTTCCGAGTGGATCTTTATTCACACTGCTCATCTGGTTGGTTGTTAATGTAATGGACAGAGCCACACTCACACGCAAACTTGAAGGAAGAAGACTGGAACGAGGAGAAGCACTTGCTGGAGGCGACGACGGCGCTAACATTGTTAAAGATGCTTCCCTGACCCTGGACAACTTCGTAGAAGGAGCGGCTGAGATTGGTACAAAATTCCATCGAGCTCCAAAATCGAGTCTCGAAGGACCGCTGACACTTCTGGAACAACCTATGTTATCCACTGTTTTCTCCGATGTAAACGCTTTCGTTCGCGATGAAGTCGATGTGTTTGGTCGCTGCTGTTATCCTTCTCGTTGGGTTCGCAGTTTGGAAGAAGCAATTGGTCGTGTTCTATCCCTGAGCATGTCAACCGCTAACACCATGGACCGAGTACACGCTTTCTCGAGCCATTTACTAGAGTTACCAAATTTGAGATGGGGTTTGCCTATTCAAATGGATCCAAACATCTGGAAATACCACAAGTACGTCACTGGTTTGAAAGAATTCCGCGAAAAGAGGACGACTCTTGCTGTGCTCTGCCGAGCTTGGTGTGATCGTTTCAAGTGGATGAAAATCTTCCTTCGAATGTAATTTTGTATCAATGTAAGCA